CGGTACTACGTTTTGGTCCNACGACATAGGTGTTCCCGCGTTAACAACAGGNAATTTAGGCACCCTTATTCTTAATAATAACGGTATCATTATGGGTAAGGGCGGGGATGCTGTTCAATATAACATTCCAGACGCATTTAGAAAGCAAACAGGAAGCAATTGGGGTCTTACTCTAACAGCGGCTGGATGGCGTGCAAGCGTAGTAACACCCGCTCAAAACGGTGGGCCTGCTCTATCAGTTAATTGTACAGCAACAATAAACAACTCAGGCTACATTGCAGGTGGAGGAGCTGGAGGTGTTCTGGCAACAAGTGCTAACACCGTCGTAGGTAGTCAGTATGAATTTTGGGACGCCACCCTAAAGCCTATCGTTGTGTACGGACAGTACGATAGTTCAACACCCATGGCCTCAATATTCTATGGGCCTTACTGTAATTACGTCCCAGCCTCTAGGACATTTTCAGATAACACTGTTTCATCTGGTGCTACCATTAAAATTACTCCCATAGCTGGCTTTGGTCAGGGAGGAGGAGCTGGTGGCGGACGTGGCGGACGCTCTTTGTTAGCAGAGTATAGAGTTATTGGGGAAGATATCCCGTACTGGGCAACGGAGATACCCCCTGCACTTACGGGCATAAACCAGACAGGAACGCAAGCGTTTAGACAACTGGGAACTGACGCCAATTACTTAGTAAACGATACAGGTAATGCTGCAACTATTGCAGCCACGCCTTCCGACGGAGGGGGCGCAGGCGGTGCTGTCCACTGGAGTTCTCAAACTAGCTCAGGCGGCGGGGAAAATTATTAAATGGAGAAATTATAATGTGTGGTGGAGGCGGACAAGATACTTTTGTTGTCAAATTTCAACGAGGATTTTCAGGAGCCAGCGGTGGTACAGTAATCCCTACAAGGGTCTACGACACCAACGACGGTGCTTATGTAAGCACAGGATCAGGAAATTATACAGCAAGAGGACTAGCACCAGTAATAAACAACCAAGGTAACAATGGTTATGGACAGCGTTCACCAACGATGACGTATTCAGAGTTTACAAACCATATTAATCAACAAAACCTTAATGCAAACGCTCTTGGCAATAATAACTACCTTTTCACTTATGAGTTTGATAACGGAAAACTTGGAGGCCCTGCGGTTGTAACTAATGGAAACTCAGTAACGATCAACAACACTACAAATGTATGGGGGTCAGTTTCCTAATGCGAATATCCTTACAGCTACTTAAAGACCACGGCTTATCAGGAGATGCCTTAACAATTATCTCTACTTGGTTTGAAGAACAAGAAGCTGATGTTTTAGATTATGATGAAACACTTGAGACTCTTATAAATTCTGAATATTTAGTTACGAGCAAGTTAGAAGAACTAGGTTCAAGCGAAACCCACTCTTATTACGTTACATGGTTTCAGGGTCTTGTAAACTTTCCAAGTGTTTTAACATATTTTAATGACCATTCTTTAGAACGTGTTTGGCGTTTAGACTCTGATCGTGAGTTTACTAATTACGATGAGCTAGTTAAAGAAGCTACCCTTCTTAAATCATCAAGGGTCAAAGCTGCTAAAACTATTAGTAATATTTCTGGTGTAGTTGATAACCCAGATGGTACAAAAACATTTAAAGGTTTTAGTTTTGAAGAAGTAGAGACAATTGACCCCGAGGCCTTCGACGCTTTTGAGTGGTTCAATCAACAAACAGGGACACAAATGCGATCCCTGTCGCCTACTCTAGCCGTAATGGCGTTAAGCTTGCACTACAAAGAGTATGAGATTGAGTTGCAAATGAACCCTAGCGTGGATCAAAAAATAACAAACGGAGGCTACGAGGCATGGACCCCAACACCCTTAGAAGTACCCTTTATAGAATAGTAGCTACAGACACTCCTGTTTATAGTATGGATCATAAGTATATTGTACGCGGGGCGGATGTGGGAGATGTCACACGTGAGGAGCCCCCAGAGGGAGATGTTCCTTACTTTAATCCACCAGAAAACGATCTATGGTTTAAATGTACAGATACGGTAATAGACCATAATGAATAACCCTGATCTAGAAAACCGTATATGTAAAATCGAATGGACTATCGGACGCCAAAACGACAACATTAAAGAGCTTTTTGATACTTCAGAAGAGCTAAGGACTACTCTCTGTGGTATCCATCAAACCTTAGTACAGATCAAATGGTTTGCTATAGGGGTCTCTTGTCTGTTCATGGCCGATCAATTCGGATTAACAGCAGTCATCAAATTACTAGGATAATAAATGTTAGCAGGTCTTATGACTATCCTGCCAAACATTGTAGCAATTATCGACAAAACATTACCTGACAAGGCGCAAGCAGAATTAGCTAAACAGCGCATTGAGTTTGAAATCTTATCAGCAGTTAATGAAGTCAATAAATCACAAGCAGAAACCAATAAAGTGGAAGCCACTCACCGATCCTTATGGGTCGCTGGGTGGCGTCCCGCTATTGGATGGGTAGCAGCTTTAGGCGTCTTTTGGGCGTTTATCGGTCAGCCTGTTTCTGAGTGGTGCGCTACTTTGTACGGCATTCCAATCTCATCCTTCCCACAGTTTCCAATGGAACAAGTTCTAGAGCTAGTCCTAGCGATGCTTGGTCTATCGGGCCTGCGTACTTGGGAGAAAATGAAAGGCGTTTCTAAATGAGCCGCGACTACAAAAAGGAATACCGCGAATACCACGCANAACCAGAGCAAAAGAAACGACGCGCTGGGCGTAACGCGGCACGTAAGTACGCAACTAAAAAAGGCTTGGTTCGCAAAGGAGACGGTAAAGAGGTGGACCACAAAAACCACAACGCTACCGACAACAGACCAAGCAACCTTAAGATTATGACCGCAAGTGCGAACAGATCAAAACAACCGAAGAGGTCGTAAAATGAGCGGTAAAGCTTCTTTCGATTTATTGGAGGCCCTGCATGCAGCAGTGGCTACCGATCTACTCGACAAAATTAAATCAGGACAGGCAACAGGTGCTGAAATAAGTGCAGCCATCAAGTTCCTAAAAGACAACGGTGTCGAGTCCATTCCAACAGGTGACAACAGTATGGGCCGCCTTTTCGAGGCTCTACCTTTTGACGACGCAGATATTCAACAGGCATTCAACCAATGAAAAAAATAGTAAAGTTTTGGCAAGATTATAGTTACCACCGTCGCGCCGACTGGGCGGCTGATAAACTACGCATGCACAGTAACCATGAGTTAAAAGATATTGGTATTACACGACAGGACATATCTCGAATGGCCCATGACAAGTGCCCTTGGTGTATGCGATGGGAAAAATAATATACCAAAAATATATNTTGTTTATTCATAGGTTTCGAGAGGCTTGGTTAGCCTGCTTGCTCTGTATGGTGCAGGGCGACTTAACCATCATAAGTTTAAATCACGCTGTTACAGCCGCCAAGACAGGTACTATTGCTGGCCTTTCTTTCATGGCCTTGAGCTTTTCTAAGAAACTCGAAGGCAACATAATTTTATCAACATGGACTATCGGTATCCTGACAGCAGGCTCTGATTTCCTGATACACCCCACCCATTTTGGACCTGAACTAGCGGAAGCTTTGTGCACAGGGGCAGGCGCTGCCGCCCTAGGGTTCTGCATGATGAAGTGGCAAGACAAAAAATAAAGGTAATCTACTTTGAACCCAGAAATTCCAAAGCAACTTCACGACTTTAGGAATTTTCTATACCTTGTTTGGAAACACCTGAACCTACCCGAACCAACTCCGGTTCAATACGACATGGCCGAGTACCTTCAAGGTGGTCCTAGACGTATGGTGGTTCAGGCTTTTCGAGGTGTAGGAAAGTCATACATCACATGTGCTTATGTAGTGCATCAATTACTACTAAACCCCGACATGAAATTCATGGTTATCTCAGCTTCTAAATCGAGAGCCGATGACTTCAGTACCTTCACACAGCGTTTGATCGTTGAGCTACCTTTCACCCAACACTTAATTGCAAAAGACGAGCAGCGGTGGTCCAAGATCGCCTTTGACGTTGCACCTGCAAAAGCCTCAGGGTCTCCTTCAGTTAAGTCTGTCGGTATTACAGGACAGCTTACAGGGTCTCGCGCAGATATTATCATTGCAGACGACATTGAGGTTCCTAACAACTCAGCAACACAGATGATGCGTGAAAAGCTTGGGGAAAGCGTTAAAGAGTTTGATGCTGTTCTTAAACCCGACGGACGTGTTATTTACCTAGGAACACCTCAGTGTGAAATGTCGCTCTATGAGGAGCTAAGAAATCGTGGATACAACCTACGCATTTGGCCTGCAAGATACCCGACGGTAGCCCAAAGAGAAAAATACAATGACCGCCTTGCTCCTATGGTTGCTGATGCTCTTGACGCCGACAAAGTAGAAGCAGGTAGTCCTATGGACCCTCTACGCTTTGACGAAGAAGACCTTACAGAACGTGAGCTGTCCTATGGTCGCTCAGGCTTCGCCTTGCAGTTCATGTTAGACACATCACTAAGCGATGCTG